TGTCTCGGTAGCCGGTGGGAACGTGACAAACCTCCACCGGCACCGTACCGAGGACCAATCAAGATACAGCCGAAGGACGATGATGACTGGTAAAGCGAAACCAACCAAATACATAACAGGCAATGGCATCATCTTGTGTGGGGCATGTGCACAGCCTCTTGCGTTTCACGAAGGGGTAGAGGTGTGCCCGTTCTGGGAAGAGGCGAATGTCACTAACAAGGAGAACTATGTTGAGCAGTCTAGGAAGATGGGTAGACCGCCACGGTTCAGGAGCGTGAAGTGAACAAGACGCTCACTGTCATCATCCCATACGCCCCGATGCCTAAGAAACGTCCCCGTGTCACGAAGAACGGGACATATATGCCACCCGAATATGTGGAGTGGCGTGCCAACGTCGCTGAGGTGCTTGCCCTTCAAGGCGTGCGACTCGAAGGGAGAGTGAAGCTGACAGTGGTGTTCGGCAAGAAGCAGATGTGGGTGACAGTGACTGAGACAACGATGACACGGCATGGGCGGGCAGACATCGACAACCTGACAGGTTCGTTGATGGATGCGTTGCAGGACAGTGGTGTCATAGCGAACGATAGGGACGTGGTGACAACCATTGCGTCTTACAGCCAAGGTTAGTTGCGACTAACCATAAAGGAGAAGCCAATGGGAAACTGGAAGAAATCAAGACACATGGTTCTGATGAACCGTGGACTGGAAACCAAGGTGACGATGGAGTGGCTACCTGCCACCGAATCGTACCGTATCGTCAAACGTGAGCGCATGGTGGGGGGCATCCCGACTGTGACCTATGACCGTATCCTTACAGGCACTGAGGCAGTGGACTCGTTCCATCACCTCTGCGTCGAAGCTGTCGAGACTGAATGGACGATGCCTGAGCGTAAGGGTGTCAACCTCATCGACCTTACAAAAGCGGAGGACGGCGAATGAAGTTCGCATACTGGATAGTCACACTGTCGGCGTCCATCCTGATAGCCACCATCTTCATCGCTCAACACCTGAAGGCGAAGTGGTTGGAGCAAACAGTGGAACTGCGCTCGAACCTGAAGGCGTACCGTGGTGCGTACGATAAGGAGAAGGATGCGAACATCACGCTGAAGCGAAAGCTGGTGGCGTTGCGCCGTGAGCAGATGACTGACCATGAGGAAATAGGGATGGACGATGAGTGACCAACTCAATCAGGTGTACACCGTTGCTGATGGTGGACCGTTCACTCTCGCCATCGACAACGGTGATAGGGACATCATCATTGAGAACGTGACAGACGACCTTGTGAATGCCGGGATTCTGGTGAAGGTCGAGCCGACAGACCGTTGGTGCGAGACGCACGACATCTTCGGTGTAGGTACTGACGAGTCAACCTGTTCTGAGAGTTGGTATCAGCAAGGCGAGTGTCGCATAATCGGCTTAGTGAGAGTGGAGGACGTATGACCGACATCAACTACGAAGCAGCAAATGAAGCGTTGACTAAGTTCGATGCATGGATACGGGTAAACGAAGGTAACCATGCTGGTATGTATCCGTTCGGTTCAGTGACGGCAGCTAGAGCGATTGTGGATGCTGCGTTGGAGAACATGGGAACCCTGTACCGATTGGACGAAACCCAAACCGACGGGCTGATGGGAGCTATCGACAACGCTGGACTGTTCACTGGCGATGAACGGGCAAGTCTATTTGATTGCATCCGAGAGTTCTTGATTCCTGTGTACCCGAAGGAAACAAAATGACCTACACACAGATATGGATACTGGCAGTCATCGGGGTTGCCCTCATCGTGTGGGGGGTGGTCGTATGGATGCGCCAATGAGCGACCGTTACGCCGTGCTGAGAACTGACGGTGAGGACATCGACCACGAATACGTCGGCTACTTCCAACACGGATTACAGGATGCTCGTGAGGTGGCAGCTACGTTGGGTGAGGACTGTGACGACAGTTGTGATTGCGAGTTCGCCGTGTATGCACTGACGAAAGTGGATGATGTATGACGCCATCGACCTGAACAGGTCAGTCGTCATCGTCCATCTTGCGCTGCTTGCGTTTCTGCTTCTGCCCGTTTATCCACAACCAACGGCACGCACCGATGCCGACGACGACACCGATGAGGAACGTGACGTTGACAATGGTGTCATCCATCAGGTGAGCAACCCTGACCAAGTGTTGGGACCGACGACACCATCGGACGTGAGCTTGTGTGCTGTCTGGAACCTACGCACAGCCTTCTCGGTGTTGCCACCGAACCCTCCGTCGATGTTCAGATGCTCACCGTGGGCATCAAGAAGACCCTGAAGGTTCTTCACCGGCTGTCCCCTGTCGCCCTTGCGTAACGTCGGAAGGTTCACGTCTGTCTCCTTGTGGTCATGGTCGGTGGTGTGATGGGTGGTCGTGTGTGCTTCGTGATGATGATGGGTGGCAACGGTAGTGCCGGAGATGCCTGTCTTGACAGCTCTCTTCGTCGCTGCAATCTGGAAGTGCATCGGGTCTTTGTGCCTGAAGTGGACACCGGACGTGAACATGTACGACCCGTCGTTGAACTTCAACGCCTCAACCGCTGCGACCTGTGCCTGTGTGAGCCGTGACCTGCGCCACCACTCACGCCGGTACGTCCTGCCGTTGAGGGCAGGGTCGATGTCGATGGCTGCACGGTAGCTGTGGAGAGAAGCGAACACGCTGTCCCTTACCGCCCGACAAGCATACGACCCGACGATGTGAGCCTGCGGGTATCCGGCATGGCGAACCGTAGCCTCCAACGCTTTCCACGCCGGTACCCACAGACCCATGACCTTCACTGGTGCCCGTCCGAGAATCGAGACAGTGGCATAGTCATGCGAGTTGCACTTGTAGTCAGAGTATTCCCGTCTGACCTGACTGGTTGTAAGTCTGCTCATGCTGGTGTCCTTTCACGGAGGAGCTGCTGCGTCACCGCAACGAGGTGTGCGACGATACCTCGCACATCGTAGTTCGGTCCATCCGTACCAAGCCTCGCATCGACCGCAGCTGTAGGTTCGGCACCGAACCCGACCAGCGCAGTATCATCGTCAACATCAGACGTGAACGAGATGGGGTCCAGTGCCTTGATGACCCCTGCTGCCTCATCGAACGGGATGGTGACACGGTTCGACTTGATATCAAGCGTCGATGCTGCCATGCGTATGCGACCATCATCAGGGTTTACATACATGTTCGCTGCTGATGCTGTCGTATCTGCCCCTACGAAGTTGAGATAGGTGCGCTGCAATGTGTCATCACGCAACCTGAAAGCCTGACCGCTTATCGTTCGGACGGAGAACTCACCAGAAGATATCTTCAACGCTTCGGCGGTACCACCAGGGAGATAGAACATGAACTCTCTGACGGCTGATGTACCAACAGAACGGAACTCCATACGGTCGGCAGCACTGTCAATCTGGGCTTCCACCCTCGACCCGTTCGTGTGGTAATACACAGCCTTTGCGCCTGATAAGAACCGAAGTTCCACCCCTGTCGTTAATGACAAGTTACCTGTCATAACGCCACCCGTCAGCTGCAGGAAACGTGCATCAGCTTCAGCTTTCGACCACGCCTCCCACGACGACTTCATCAACCAACCCGAAGAGGACTCATGTATGTTCGGCTGAGATGCCGTAGCAGAATCTGATTGCAGTTGAATCTTGCCGACGTAAAGCGTGTCGCTTAGGTGGATATTGCCAGTGACAGACCCACCCGTCAGCTTCAGGTACAGCGCATCAGCTTCCGATGCCTTCTGATAGTCAGCAGCAGCATGAGGGTCAGCCACATCAGCCTTATGCGTCACAAGGTCCGAAGCGTTACCTGCAATGGCTGACACGTTCGTTGCGATGTCTGTCTCGTTCGTTGCAATGTCGAAGAACAGGTCATCCTGCACCTGCTTCGTATACACGGCACGCACGATGGCGTTCGCACTATGAGCGATACCTTCACCAGCGACACCAGTAGAGCCAGCCAACCCACGCACCATGTTGTCGATAGAACCGGCAGAGAACGCCAGCACCTTCACCCACTCACGTTTCGTGGAGTCATCAGGGTCGATGACAAGGTACATCGGTGGCGTCAGATTGTCGGTGCTTGCCACCGCAACGCTCGTGACACCCGAACCGGCAGCAAGGTCAGTAGCCAGCGTCGATTCGTATGCGTTCCATGTGTAACTCTGTGTCGGTGTTGGCATCGCTTCTCCTTAGATATCTTGACCAAGCCCGACAGTGGAGAAACCGAGCAACCCAAGCCCGATACCTTCATTGCCGAAGCTGGTGTGGAATGTGGACACTTTCTTGCCCCTGAACTCGACCATGACGTACCGTGTCACCGAGCCACGTTCAGCAAGGAACTCGACAGGCTCAGACACGTTGTTGACGACACCGTTGAACAGTACCGGAGGGTCAATCAGCACAGCCTTCACGTTGTCACCGACCATGTTGAGCACACTGGCATGGAGCTTGTTGCCCAGACCAGCGACCCTCAGCGGAGAGCGACCAGGCACAGGCACATAGTCAGACACGTTGACAGGTACGACCATCACAAGGTCACGGTGCGACGGGATGCCACGTAACCCAAGGTTCGTCACCTCCGGCGACTCGGCACCGCTCGAATACGACCTGATACGAAGCTGCAACGCAAGGGTCTTCGACTTCGTGTTCACCATCGGTATCTCCTTGCCTACCTGTGCAGGGTTGGTGATACGGGTGATGAGCCTCCACGAGTCATGGTCACGGTCGAGTATCGCTTTGGGGTCAGTGGAACGGAACAGCTCAACCTGTGTGTGGGACGGGGCAAGATGCTGTGCCTCGATAATGGTGGCAAGCCATGAGATGTCAGTGTTGACACCGAACGTGACGTTGGGGAATATCATCCAACCGTCGTCAACGTACTTGTCGGGGTTGATGACCCTGATAGCACCGTTCTTCGTGTCGATGCCTGCGTACCGTGAATCGTATGAGGTCATCGCCATCATGTCGATGTCACCCATGCTCTGAAGACGGGACAGCCCGTTGGTGACAACATCGAACCGCCACGAAGATTCCTGCGGTTCGACTATCTGGATGAGCTGCGACTTGATGGGTACGTCAACCTCACGCACGAACCACAGAATCTCGTCACGGGTCGCAACCATCGAACGTGTCTCGTCACCGGAATGGATGGTGCCAGCCCATGTGCGGCGTAGCTGGAGCTGACCGACCGTGTAATCGAAGCGGTCATCCAGCACCTCTGCCTGATACATGCGGATGAGCTGCACCTGTTCGGTGACAACAGGACTCGTGTTCACGAAGTCGTCGGTGTCAGCTGTGGTCATGATGAGCAGTACGCCAGCGTTCGAGCCGAGCAGTATCGGTTCCTCACCTTCGGGCATGGTGGTGCGTCCACGTGGCAATAGCCTGTAGTTGCCACTCGTTGAATCGTCGGGGGTGTAGGTGCGTATCGAGCCGTCACCGCAGGCAGCAACAACGGCGGGACCGGACTCGACCACTGACCAGAACGGCGACGAAGCCGTGTCGATGACAACTTCAGTCCATGTGTCAGCTACGAAGTCCACTTCATGGAGGATGGCGTTGTCTACCTCGTCCCATGTGGACATGAGGAACCTGCCATGCTCGAACCAGACACCCTTCGCCTTCTTCACTTTCGGTCCAGCATCGGTGTAGAACTTCGTGAACGTAGAGTCGAGTGGACTCTTGACGTACCCGTTGCCATCCACATCGGTAGCCATGACCGTACCGTTGGGTGACACCGCCATAGCGAACAGTTCGGTGTTCCCTGATGTGACCGTCCACGTTGTAACGGGTGTGGTGACATCGAACGAATCGAAGGCAGATACTTCGTCGTCGTGCGCTACGAACAGTTGCTTGGCTGACACGCCAAGGTCATGCAAGCTTGTCGGCTTGAATCCCCATTCCTCCATCGCTAACGCAAGACGCAGCCTGTACTGTTCACCGTTCTCGGCAGGACGTGAAACATTCAGACCACTGGAATCGAAATAGCGGAGAGCGTCAAGGGCAGCTTGGTCCTGGTACAACGCAAGGTTGCGGGGTGACCAGTCCAAACCTTCACCGCCACTGACATCAGACCTTGCCCATGCGTACCCGACATCGAGCACGTTCTCATAGGTGGAACCTGCCCTGTCCTGCCTTTCGGCAAGGGAGTCACGTGACCCGATGGTGAGGGGAACGTCAGTGTTCGCAATCGTGCGGAACCATATGTTGTCCACCTCTAGGTTGAACCCCTGAGCCTTCGGGAAATCAACAGACTGACCGAGTACGTTCTTGCCTCTTGTCATGTAGGACTACCTATCGCCCTTCGCATCTTGACCTTCACACGGTACTCGTTCCTCATCTCAGCCTGAGCCTCATCGAGCAGCATGTTGCGGTACTGTCGTAGTCCACCGGCAATCGACATGCGTGACCCGACCCTGATGTTCTCAGCTTCGAGCACCGACTTGACCCATTCTGTCTGTGCAGCGGTGAGGTCACGCCCGACAAGGAGGTCACCGGCAACACCGTACATGACGATGTTGACCCATCTCTCATCCACACCGAGGTCAGCGAGCACATCGGACTCAGACGTTGCCTTGTCCATGCGCTTGCGGTATCTCAGCCACACCGAACCGAGAGATGTGCCAGTGATGAGGGAACGTCCACCGGACATGGGGTGGAAGTCCACAATCTCACCCTCAACGTCAACGGTGCTCGTGAAGTCGCCAGTCCAGATGGACAGCACCTCGACAGCCAACGGGTCGCTGATGGAATACACCCTGTCGGTGACGTTGGAGAGAAGTTCCTCGCCTGTGGTGTAGAGCTTCGGTGACAGGAGAATCATCTCGTCAGCTACAGCCTCGAACACTGATGCCCGTGTGTACGGGGGATTCATGTTGAGCAACGTCGGCACGGAATGTTCGACAGGTACCGTGCCGTATTCGCCTCGTGTCACGAAGACCGATGACGCTGCTTGGTCGTAGCTGTGGACACGCATCAGCTCCTGCCCCGCTTCGAGGATGGAGCCTTGCCTGAGCAACGACTCGTCTTCGGGGATAGTGAACTTGCCGAGCACAATCGTTTCGATGCTGTCGTCAACATCCACCGCCAGCGACACCTGTGCATACTGCTTGTCGGGTGGCGTGAGGATGGACATGAACAGCCTGTCGATGATGGATTTCACCGTGTACTGAGAGGTGCCTTGACCAATCATGGGTTGATGCTCCTTCCGCCCACCTTCGTCTTGATGACGAGAGGCAGATAGGTGTTGGGTGGGAACGACTGCACACCACCATCGTCGTAGGTCACCGTGTACTGATACAGGAAATCACCTGGAGGTGTCAACGCTGAATCAGAGTCAGGGTCGCCTGGAGTCCATGACACCCAGCCCCTGTAATTCACTTGGTCAGGGTTCACGACACACGGCGAGTACACGGCGATGTGGTCACGGGGACTGGTGTAGTACGAGCCTCGTGGCATGGCGAACGCAATCGAGATGGTGACCGTTGCATCTGTGAGGTCTACCGGATTGCCTTCACCATCGAGTAGGCACTGCTCCAGTTTGGGTGCTGTGTCGAACTCGATGTAGTAAACCGCACCGCCCTTAGTTGTCTGCGCTGGAGACATCCTGCACCTCTTCCTGCCACACTTCTTCCTTCTCTAGCTGCGCCTTCAGGTCTGTGTTCTCGTGTACCAGTTCGTTCTGCTGACCCATCAGCTGCTGGACAGCAGTCTCCATCTGAGCCTCACGGATAGCTGCCTGTGCCAACTTGTTCTGGAGTGTCTGAATCAGAAGGTTCTGGTCAAGGTCGATTCCATCGTTCATGTGTTCTCCTTACAGCTCGTCACCGAGGCTGGTCTTTGTGAGCGTACCACCTTGGGCACACCAGTACTGGTACCGATTCTAGGTGCGGAAGGCACGCAGCCCACCGCTGTTTCACCCACACCGCCACTCACACCAGCGACAGTGGTAGACCTGTCAACAGATGATATGCCTGTGCCCAGCTCTGCGCTGGATGCAGCGTCAAGCGGACTGGCAGATGACGCACCGACACCGACGAGAACTCTCGACTCGTCATGGAACCTGTGCGCCGATGCCACATCAGGACGGCACCCGACACCTGGGATGCCCTTGATGGGAAGGTCGAACACCAGCTCGCCTGCGAACAGGAGCTGTGCTGTGGCGTTGAGGTGGAACCCGCCAAGTATCGGTTCACCCTTGGGGGCGAACACCAGTGAAGCTGTCGCTTCGAGGCTGAACGCACCCGTCGAGGTGGTGACACCTGTGAAGGCAAGGTCGGCTGTCCCTTCGAGGAAGAACGTGCCGTTGTTGCCTGATGCCCCTGCGAAGTCGATGTCTGCTGTCGCCTCCAGAGAGAAGGCACCTGTCGATGCTCCACCTCCGCTGAACGTGACATCAGCTGTGGCGTTGAGTGAGAAGCCACCTGTTGAGCGTGACGTACCAGCGAACTCGGTTGTCGCATGAGCCTGAAGGTCGAACGCACCATCGGTACCTGATGACCCTGTGAAGGCAACGTCGGCGTGGGCTTCGAGAGCGAACGCTCCCTTGTTCGTGGCTTTCCCTGCGAAGTCGATGTCTGCTGTGGCGTGAAGGTCGAACGCACCGTTGTTGCCTGATGCGCCTGCGAATGTGAGGTCAGCGTTGCCTTCGAGGTTGAACGACCCCGACGACGACGACCCACCTGTGAACGTGAGAGCAGCAACAGCGTCAACAGAGAAGCCACCTCGTGCCTTCGCTTTCCCTGCGAATACGACATCAGCGACAGCCCCAAGGGTGAAGCCACCCGACGATGAGGAAGTACCTGCGAACTCGACATCAGCCGTAGCTGACAGCGAGAACCCGCCGACGAGGGCGGGCACAGGCTTCTCAACACCGAGCAGCCATAACCCAACAGGGGCATTGCCGATGCCGTACATGCCCATCAGCTGTGGCTTATCTTCTCACCTGCGGGGAACACGAAGTCGGAACCGGCAGCGACCGTGATGGGCTGAGTCATGGCACCCTTGTACCAGCAACCACCAGCCGTGACAGCATCCCATATCGAAACATGGCTGTACGTCTCAGCTGTGGACACGCCCGTCCACTCAACGTCAGCTGCTGTCACTGTCTCTGCACGACCATCGGTACCCGTGTTCGCAGCAGCAGCGAATGTGGCGGACACACGTGTTGTCTCACCAGCTATGTTCGCCGTGCCATCCTTGCCAGGGTCACCCACATGGAGCTGAATGAACAGCCCAGGAGGTGGTGTACCAGGCGACTGACCGAGAATCCATTTCAATGTGTTCAACGCACCATTGTCTGCGAAGTCCATGATGTCCTTCCCGTGTCAGCGGAGAGGGGGACGACCTACTTCCTCCCTCTCCGCTCAACACGCCTTGTCAGGTGATGGTGTGAATCAGACCGTGGAACTGCTCGGGACCGTACTCAATCCCAATCTCTCCATAAATCTGCACGTGGTCGTAGGCACCCGTCTTGGCAAGAGGCTCCGTGAAGAAGTGACCCTTCCCAGGAATCGGCAGGAAGCACGGTGCGATGACACTCATGTCAAGCAACGCCAATGCGTCCTTCGCCATGTACCTGTCGAGCACCACACCAAACGTACCGAAGTCCGTCACGATGGTTTCGACGTTGACGCCACCGATGGTGCGTGACCTGTCAGCCAACCCCATGTTGTTCGTGTAGTCCAACGAGAGCTTCGTCTTCGTTGTCCCGTTCATGAACAGCACAGGCTGGATGAGAGGTGCGACCTTCATCTCGTCCTCGTACATGCCCGCAAGCATCTTGTTCAGCGAAGCACGGAGGCTCGCTGTGTACGCAACCTTGTGGGTCGTGATGGATGTCAACACACCACGGGTCTTGCGTGGTGCCGTGTTGTCGTTCGGCTGTGCGTACACCCCGTTGAGGAATGACATCTCAACGTCACGAGCAATCTTGTTTATCTTCAGCGCAAGCTGGTGAGGGATTTCTCCACTGACCGGCTGTGTGCCGAGAATCTGGGGTGACTTGATGCTGTATCCCGTGTTGTCAGCAGCAGCGTCACCACCGGCACCGAGGGCACCGATAGCTGCCTGCTTCGAGTACGAGATGTTGACGGATTCCTGATGAATCTCGACAACATTCTTGATGTACTGCCTGATGACAGCCGAAGGTGTTGGGTCTTTACCTTCCATCTTCGAGTTGTTCAATGCAGCAGCAGCGTTGTCTTCGACTTCCCAGCCGAACTCTTTCGCTGCTATCGACTTGCCACCTGTCAGCCCACCGGACATCGACAGGAGAGGTGTCTGCGCTGGAATCAGCGAGAACAACTCACCCACGAAGTTCGGAAGGTCAAACGTGGTGGCTGGTGCTGCGGTGACCGCAGTTGATGGGACTGTGTAGTCCGCCATTGTTTATCTCCCTGTTCTGAACATGTCAGCTACTTGCTGACCTTTGATCGCCATTGTCGTGCCGTAATCGCCTTCGGCTTCTGCCTTGGCGAGTACGTCATTCTGCGAGGGAGTGGTCACGGAACCTGCTGTCTGACCTATCTGGTCGAGACGTTGCTGTTGGTCCTGAATCTGAGCAGCTTGCGGATGCGTCTGCGGGTCGACCTGATGGACATACCCGAACTCGTCTTTCGCATACGCAGCAACGGCTTCCTCTGTAGGTTCTCCGTCATACGACAACGCAATCGCCTTACCGTATCCCTCATCAACATTCAGACCGATAGCCTTGAATGACCTGATGCGTTCACGGTCGTCGTTCTTCTTGACCTTAGCGAGAGCTACTTCGAGCTGTGCCCGTAGTCCTTTGCCAGTGTCCTTGGTATCTTCGACTGCTTCTGTTGTTTCTTCGCTCATGTCTACTCCCTCTGCGGTTAGTTGTGACTAACCATCGTCTCCACGACTGTCAGTTCTCCGACAGAACGTGGGTTTCCATCGGGCTGGCTGAGGAAGTTTGGAACAGAACATAGAGAGGGAGCCTCAGCTCCTACCTCTACCTATGTCTGCCCAAATTACGTGAACAAGATAGGGCGGTCCCTTGTCCAGGGTTTCATCATACCACGCCTAACCCTGATATGCCACCTGTCTTCTGCGACAACTGATAATTGGATTGCTTGCTACCTGTGAACAGTGACTCTTCCTGAGCTTTCAACCTGTCGATACGAGACGACTGTGCAGCATTATCGAAGAACTCTGCATCAGCATATTCCTTCAACGAGAAGTCGTCATCAGGGTCAGCGTGACGCAATGCAAGGGCGTTGAGCACAGGCAACATACGGTCAGCGGACCCGAAGAACCTGTCAGCGATGTCCTTATCCATGCCTTGCTGTTGTAGCATCTCAGAGAACTTTCTTCCAATGTCAAAGTCACGAAGTGCAGCCTGTCCACCAATCTCAGCCATCGTAATCTGTTTGTTCAGGATGGCGTCATTGACTTCACTTGACATCAGACCTGCAAGGATGGCAGCATTCGTTGGCACCAGACCCATATTCTCTGCGTACCAATTACGGGTCATATCTCCACCGTCCATTACCCGTGAGTGCAAGGCGTTGACACGCTGCTCGAACTCGGCTGGTGAGGTGTCTCCCCTGATGAGGTCGATGTATTCCTCACCGAATATACGGGGGTTCAAGCCAGCGTTCGTAACAGCTTGTTTGTACGCTGCGATGTTGGCAAAGTACGTTGCTTCAGGATTGTTCTCGTACCTGATAATCCCGTCATCTCTCTTGATGCCAGGAAAGTAACTTTCGTAGGTGTCGGATGCACGGAACTGGTCTGTAGCACGCTGTTCGGAACCGACCGTACCGGCACCGCCAGCTTCAAGGTAGTACCCTTTCCACTCCCTGAACATCGCATTAGTCATCCACGGTGGACGTACGATGCCGGGCTTGTCAACAGTCGCTGTTGGTACCGGCTCAGGTTCAGGGGCAGGTTCAGGTTCAGGGACAGGTTCAGGGGCAGGTTCAGGGGAACTCAGCGTCTCGTCCGGTACTTCCACCACTTCATCAGGCGGAGATGGCGACTCCACTGTGCCGTATTCATTGAGGGTTGTTTCCAATTCATAGAACCCCCTCTTGCCTGACATCAGCTCATCAACGATACGACCGATACGGGTGCCAGCATCTTCGTTCGCAGTGCCGATTTCCAACCCACGAGAACTGAATTGCTCCCGTGCCCACGCTGCCACACGGTCACGCCCAACGACGTACTTCATGATGTCGTTTCGTAGCTGCTGTGGTGTGCGTCCACCAGGGTCAGCTAGCTCTCTCTCCCATTCCTTGATGCGTGTTGGGGAAATGTCAATGTCGCCCCACACCTCTTTCATGAACGCAATGGTGTCGCTCAGTAGGGACATTTACAAACCTCCAAAGGAACGGTTAAGGGCACCCTGTACATTGTTGACAACAAGGTCGTTGCCACGGTTCAGACCTTCCTCCGTAAGCATTCGTGATGCTTCAGGTGCAGAGTTCATACGGATGACATCATGAAGTATGTTGTCTGAATCGTCAGGCACTTCACCCCACATGTTCTGAATCATCGTCTTCCACGGTGCAGAGATGGTCTGGTAGTCAGCTTCCCTGTCATATCCAGCGAACAAAGCTTGTTTCTGGTCCTTCAAGGTTTCTGCTAGTGACTCCATGCTGTCAGGGTCGTTGCGTATGCGTCCAGCCCAATCAGCAACCATGTCGTCCGACCAGTTACCAAAGTTGGTACCCAACCATTGCTTTACAGTGTTCCTGACCTCATTCTCTTTGTCAGTCGTACGACCATATTCAACACTGTTGTCGTCAATGTAGTTCTGTAGCCCACCATCAAGAGGTTTATCATCAAAGAACGGGTCAGACATGCGCTTTATCTGGTCGTACATCTTCTGTTCGTCCCAATTACCATGCGTGAACTGTGTCGCAACGTAACCGATAAGCCCCTCGTCAGCGTTCTCGATACCTGCTGCTCGCATAGCGTTCGTGACCGTGGTGATGTCTGTTGCTATCTGTGCTTCCGCTGTGGCGGGGTCACCAGAACTCATCTCCATCCACGTACGCTGTCCCTCGGAATGACCTTTCCACCACTTGGTGGACTTGATTTCACCTTGGGTGAGGCTCCTGCCCTCAATCATCGCCATTGCGAACAGCTTCTGGTAATCCTTGTCAAGTATCCACGGCTTCGACACTGACTCTGTTGCAAGCGTGGATGCCCACGAATCAAACGGTGACTTCGATGTGTTCGCTATGTCGTCAGACGAACCAAAGTCGATAGTGTCACCCCACACGTCATCGTCACCTGCGTATTCGTTCTGGTACACAACTGGCTGGTCGGGACCGAAGAACGATTGTACGTCCTCGTCTGAAGGAACAGTCCAACGCATATAGACAGGTGGTTTGGTATCGGGAACGATGTAAACGATGTAGGACTTACCAGTAGTGGTGTCCTTCCAAAGTTCAGCTCCACCAGCCAAACCGAACCGTGGTTCTGTGCCTTCCGGTCCAGTACCTGTCAGGTCACTAGAAGTGTCCACATCGGAGGCATATTCCTTGTTGGCTGCATCTGTCTTCGGTCCCCAAATCCCATCTACTACAAGGTTTGCCCCTGCCTCATTGAGCTTGGTTTGCCATTCCTTGATTTCCGCCTTCGATGATGTTCTCGTTACTGCCATCCGGTGCCCCCTTTCTTTGAGCATCACGCATCGTCACCAGCTGGTCCCGTATGACGCTTTCTGCTCTGGTAAGTGTGTGGTTCTGTCGTTGTTCGGTCTGTGGGGTCATGGAGCCTGTGATTCGTCGCTCAGTATCAGGTATCAACTTCCGTACTTTACGGGCATACCCTTCGACCTCTTCCCTCTGAGCGAACCCACGTCCATCCTTGTAAGCCTTGGCTGTAGCACCACCGAACCTGAACGCTATGGCAACAGCTTCCCAATCACCGTACTTGTCGAAGTCACGTTGCAGTTTCGCTTTGGCTATACGGTCTTGGGCTGTAGGGTCACGCCAGTTCGCACCGGGGTATCCAGCTGCTGCTGCAAGCTCAACCCACCGCTTGTCCACGAAACCATACGCACCTACCTGTCGGTGCCGTTCACCACCTATAGATGTGAGACGTTGATGGTTGTAATCGCCATCTGACTCAACGGTGCGTATCGCACCAGCCACAATGTCTATGTCACCCAATTAAATCATCCTTTCACCAACAGCGATGGAGTTCATAAGGAGGTTGCGGTTGTTCGCCCTGTCCTCAACCCGTACATTCCGGTTGATTTCTGCTTCATACTTCTCACCGATGTCGAACATGAGACCTTCCTCTGGTTCCTCCACCTCCGTGAAGTCAACATCGGTTGTGCCACCAGAAACGGAATCGTCCCACCAGTTCTTGTGGATGTCGATACGTTGCCGGTTGGCTTGTGCGTACTTGTCTCCAAGCTCGTCAGACAAGAGAGCAAGCTCCCAATCCTCCATGTCTCTACCAAGCTCAGAGTCGAACACAGACTTTGTGCGTTCGGCAAGGGTCTTGTAGTCAGGTACTTCACGCAACGAAGCAGGAACAGAGTAGGTTGGTCCACCACCACCACTACTGCGATATCCGCCAGAGGATGTCTGTGTAGCCTTGTTCATCGCAATCTGTACACCGATGGCGTTCATCGCATCGAACTGTGAGTACTGCAACTGCGACGACACAGCTGACACATTCTCCCAAATGTCCATAACAGCAAAGTTCAACGGCGTGCCAGCGTAGCCACCCATTGCCTCCACCTGTCCACTGGTTAGTATCCCAACATTCTCCATGTACTTCACACGCATATTGCGTTGACGTGGGGTGAACCCCAACCATTCTGCACGACCGCCACCAACGGAGTAGTCGTATGACGGTGCTTCCCATGCCTCGTTGACCACAGGAGAAGGCATTGCGATGTCCTCAACAGGCAAGTAGTTCCTGCTCACATACTTGTAATCAGGGTTCTTAACCCTGACACGCTTCGTGACGTACCGCCCCATTGCAGTGTCGTAATAACCCTCAGTCTTCCAAATGTATTTCGGGTTGAACTGTGTGTTCGGCTGTGCCTTGACAGTACGAGTATCACCGTTTTCATCTGTCCCCATAGGACGAACCGTTCGATACTTCGGGTTACCGTTGTCGTCAAGAACCTTCTTGCCATCAGGACCATAAATGTATTCTTTCCTGACATTCCTTGTCAGGTCACCAGTGAACTTTCCTGACTCGATAAGGCGTGTAGCAACCTCACCGATTGCACGGACAGACAGGTACTCAGCCCTAGCTGCCTCACCAATCTCATCCTGTCGCTTCAATACAGCCCATTGCTGCTCAGACATGACATTGCCGGTAGAACGGTCAAGGATGAAATCCTCATCCTTGTAATACCTCAACCTGTCAAGACCCTTGACCTCTTCCTCGCCCTCGGCACCAGTGATACCGTCCCGTATATCCTCCCACGACCCACCAGACGGAGTGAGACCGGCAGCGACCGCTGCCTGCTGCTCCGCTCCAAGAGACCCGACACCACCGTACCTTGGTTGGTTCTCAGCAATAAACCGTGCCTCATCGTCAATGCCTGCCTGTGTCGTAGCAGACGCAACGAACTCTGTACCCAAACCACCAAGCCCTGTCAGCTCGTCAGGGCTGACACCAGCAGTGACCATCTGAGCCAACACACGTTCCACATGCTCACGGGTTTTGATGTCAGCTATCGCATTGAAGATATCTGACTCTTCACGAGGTGTGAACGCACCAGCCATCTTCAACTCATTGAACTTCTCGTTCAACAGACGAGAGGTTTCATGCACATCTATCGGTTTCTGACCTTCAGATATCCCACCCCCCTCACCGCCAACAGGAGCACGAGACCCAAGGATGTCACCAATGAACCCACCGACACCGCCAACAGCATCCTCCTCAATGCCAGCCTGTGCAGTTGTAATGCGCTGGATACCGTTCAACTGAGAAACAGAGAGACCCATCGCCTCAGCCAATTCAGCTGACGACACATCCTCCAACTCAGTCTTCAACACACCCACGAAATCAGTGAAAGCAACATTGTTAGGCAAACGTGACCCTAAATCGTCAGCCTCTGTAGAGCTGAGAATACGGTGTTCCACCAACGCTTCGAGTACCTGGTCCTTGTTCATGCTCATCCTGTCAACCCCAAATCTTCAAATATGTCGCCTTCACCGAACATGTCAACCGTCAACGGTTCCACAGCATCGTGAGACGTTGACACCTCATAAGAGTAGACCGATTCGTACAAAGGACCGAACGCCGGATACTCCAAGATAAGTTCGTCAGCCTGTATACGCAGCCACTCACGACCAGCCGTAGCTAACTGTCCTGCCAATGTTGTTTCAGACTTTGGACCGTCGATAGTGGCAGCACCGGCAGCACGGATGTCAGCCAACACCTTCTCCCTCATGGCGTTGTAAACACGGGCACCCTCAACAGCACCGCTGCCCGACAACGAACTGTCAACCAACATACGGTCTACTTCCATCATCTGTTGTTCGTTGGTGGCACCTTGCACTTTGCCAGGAATCGGCTGGTTCCATGCCGGATAGTTTTCCTGAATCACGCCACGGGTAGAAGCCAAATACGCATTCCCTTGTTCGCTACCCATAGACGCTGCAATCTTGTTCGCATTGTCCCACCACAAATCGCCAAGCTGGTCCTGCTGCTTCAACACAAACTGTTCACCAGTCCACTGCTCACGCAACCCACGTTCCAACTGCGCCAACATTGCGTTGTGGTCATACTCCGACTCACCAGCAATGGTTGGGTCAAGGTACATCGCTGTAACCGGATACCTGTTGAACAGCTCAGAGTTGCCACGTTCAAACTTGTAGCCAGTCTCGGTCAACGAACGGTCGATGACACTGTACGTCTTGCCTCCACGGAACGCTTGCGGAAGGAAACCGAACCTCTCATAGAACTCCGTGAACGCAACAGACGCATCGCCTCCTGCCTCTTCCTGCAACTTGTAGAACGCTTCACCAAGGTTTGTGTACGACCACACCAACCCGTCCTCGTCCTCTTTCTGGAACTTGTACGCTGGTGACGCAGGCTCGAAGAACGTGGCAACAGACCTCACCATCAGCACACCCTTAGCTTCTTCTTCAGCAGCAGCTATGAGTGTGTTCACGTCTTGTTGTGAGGTGACACCTGAAAAGTCTCCTCTGTCAATCTTGGTACGTATCACATCCATCAAGGTTGAGTTGTATGTGTACTCCAACGCAGGGTCATCGAGTGTCCCGTTCGCTGACAGGAACCTCTTGAACCAAGCAGGAGAGAACTGGTATGCCACACCACCGGACTGACCGAACGGTGACACAATATCTCGCATCCAGTCGAACTTCGGGTCGTCAGGAAGTATCTGTTTCGATGCCATCTGGAATACAGGACCGAATCCTGGTATGACACCGGAAGCGAAGTTCAACGATTCGACACTACCGGTGGCTTGGATGTTGCCTGCCACCTCACCTGATACGTCGCCACCCAACATTCCACTAAGCACAGGAAGATTGTTCAGCTTGTTGTGCAGCTCCACCCCAAACTTTGTAGTGAACGCTGGATAGTTGAACACCTCCTGCCCATACTCGTTCTCGTAGAAGAACCCTGAGCCACGCAGCCCCTCCACTGTCTGTTGGAACCTGCGAGCAACATGAATGTTCGAATCGCCTGTCACCATGATGCGACCCCAACGAGATATGAACTCACCCCATGCCTCCACGAACGGGAACACAAGGTTGAGGCTGTCAGAGATGTTCTTTTTCGACTGCAACGTGAACAGTGTCTGCTCTACCCGTGTCAACGCATACGCCTTCGCCTGTGCATCAACTTGGTCAAGGTCTGTTATCTGTCCCTGAAGTTTCGGGTCACGGGCAGCAGCTTCTTTGAACTGCTTCCTCTTGTTGTTGGGAATCATGCCACCAATCTTCTTGCGAAGAGCGTCATCCATGTACGGGTAGAACCCAACCATGCGTTCCCAATAAGCATTACGGAACTCGACAGACCGTGACAGTTTGTTCGACGGCATCGTCATCATGATTTCCATGAAGTGACCAACAGTGTCATCCAACGTGGCTTCAAGGTTCTTCTGTGCACCAGACTCTGCGATGTCACGAGGTCCACGCACTGTGACCGGATACCGCTCACTGGTCTTCAACTTTCTCTTCAACAGCTCTTCGAGGTTACGGACAGCAGCCTCACCAGCAACGTCGCCAGCAATACCACCCATGTCACCGATGTCGCCAACAATCTTGTTGTCGCCAGCAACGATGCGTAGCAGCTCAGAGTCACCGTCCTGCCTGACAAGCCATTGCGCTTTCCCTGAAACCTCGATTGTTTCAGATTCAAGCCTGAGAGTATCCATGTTGATGAGTTTGCCTTGTCCTGTGTCAAGCACAACGTCGCCACCCAACCGGTGGTGAAGGATTGCCCACTGCTTCGACACCACATTCCTGAGCACCTGCTCGTCAAGAGCAAGAATCTTCTCAGCAACTTCAGGGTCGACACGGTTCAGGTGTGCAAGGGAAGCAAGTTCACGGGCAGGGTCAGGGTCACTCTTCTTACCGTTGCCCATAAGCCAACGCACTGTTCTCTCAACAGGGTCACCCTTTGAGGAAGCAAGCATCCTCGTCAGCGGCGAACCGGCAAGGTGCGTGACCTCAAACGCCAATCCCTCTGCGTACCGTGGGTCTGCACGCTGTACGTCAACGAACTGGCGGTGACCGTATGCACCCATCCCAACCTGTTCATCGTACATACGCATCATTGCGTCACGGAATATCCGACCGTGTTGCATCTCGTTGACATTGCCAACAGTCATCGACACACCGTTGACATCGACACGTCCCTTCATGAACGCATCTTTCCAATCCTTCGGACGTGTCAAGGCATAGTTGATGATACGAGCAGGGTGGTTCAACGTCGAGTAGCCGTCAGCCATCATCCGCATCTGGTCGTCCATGAGAATCCTGAGTGTCCAAGCCCCACGGAGAAGCACGAACGGTTTCCACAACTTGTTCATAGCGAACGTCATCACCTGTAAGCCAACACGGTCCTCGAACTTCATGCCACCTATAAGTTCCTCTGTCCCTTCACGAACCTTGACCTTCTTGGCAGCGATGCTGTTCGCTATCTTGCCCAAGAGGTCAGATTGGTTGGCTACACGTTTCAGTTCCTTCGGGTGTGGCATCGACAAGGCACCAGTCCACAAGTCAGCGTCGAGTACCGGACCCAACCCTGGCACCAGTTCGTTGTTCATAACGATGAGGTCTGTGGAACCTGCCTGTAGCTGTACCTTCCCGAATCGTGCTGACGAGAAGTTCGACATGGCAAGGTTGTCTTTCCACCAGCGTGACACACCGTAAGCCATCTCTGGTGAGACACCGCTGTCCACGAGGCTACTGAACAGCATCTGGTTCAAGTCTGCCATGATTTCGTATGCCCCTGCTTTGTCACGGGGGGTCATGTTGCGGATTTGTTTGAGGACATCCTCGACCTTGATGGTTCCTTCCATCAGTTTGCCGGTGTCAGGGTTGTACCGTGGCACCTCTGCGCCACGGGTGAGGTTGTACTGTGGGAGGGCGTCGATAACAAGCTCGTAGGAGGATGTGGGGTCATCCACGAAGTTGACGTTGTTCGTTGGCAACGAGTTGGCGAACCTACGAGAGAACCCTCTACGGTCGTCTGTGAGGAACGACGGTAGACGTGATTCTTCTGTGCGAGGTCCACCTGTGACTGTCGACAGCCTTCCAAACTTGGTGCCACCCGGAAGGACGACCTCTTGCCCGCCTTCCAAGACAAGCCATTTGACGAAAATGTCACGCATCTCATCCTTGGAGCCTGCTTCGTACAATGCTGTGCGTACTTCTACCGGTACACGGATTCCACTGTTAGGGAAGAACGACAGGAGTTCATCGAGTAGGGCAATGGTTTCCTTGCCACCAGCAAGCCGTGACACAGCCACAAGCTTGTCGAGGAACATGTCTGCCTTCTTGCCGTGAAGTTGGAAGGACGGGTCGATGTCGTTGCGTACGCCACGGAACGTCGAAGGTTCTGGTGGTGTGGATGACGCTTCTATCTTGCGTGCTACGTCTGCTTTGTAGGTGGTGGGTGTGTCTGCTGTGCGTGCGAGTCCTTCTGGCACACCGCCTACAGGTTCGGGGACTTGGCGACCCATTGACGGGATATCGAAGCCTCGTTCGATTTCACTACCACCAGCCACAGGGTTCGGCATGTCACCTGAGCGGTTCACGAACGCTATGTTCTCTGCCGGTACGTCACCGTATACGACAGCACCTACGTTGTCGTGACCGAACGCCTCTCTGCCCTTATCGGTGTTCTCCAGCCCACCGTACTGACGCATCCGTGAAGAGCCTGCTTCTCGTGGCATGAGCATGTCGCCCTTACGAACGAAGATTCGCATAACTACGCCACGACCGACGCTGCCCATGCTCTCGTTGGCGTACATGCCTATGAGTTCGCCTGCGTTACCGCCAACGTACATGCCTTCGCCGGTCCTACCCTGCTCTCCAGCCCTAGCGATTTCGTCGCCGGTTTGTCCAGCCTGAGCTTTACCTTTGCCATGGACACCCTCTTCCATCATCTTTGTGGCTGTGTCAACGTCTGTGGCGTGGTACACCTCAACCCATTCGTCGTTCGCCATAGCGTTCCACTCTGCATTGGTGACAGCGAGCGGGTTCACCGCCTTCTCGCCTTCTGGCTTCACCGGTATCGCTTCGGCACCAGTACCAGATACGGGTCTGCCATTACTCCATGCATCGTTCAGTTCTGCCTTGCGGTCCAAGTAAGTTTGCATATGTGCAGTGTTGGATTCAACGTTGTTGCCTGCTGCTATCTCGTCTTGGTAATAAGCAATCATCTCGTCAACCTTGGCTAGCTGCTCTTCTAGCTCCCACTTCGCCAGAGGTTTGCCCTTGTAGTCGACAACAGTGTCGTCGCCACGCTCAACGGTTTTGTAGTCAGGCAACAGTCCTTCGTCACGCAGGGCAGCGTCAACCCTGTCTGAATATTCGATGAAGTCAGAATTGTCAGCCTTGCGCCCATCGAGGGTCATCTTATCCCTTGCGTCGTCTATGATTCCACGACTCACCGTAGATTCCTGACGAGCACGTTGCCTCGTCCAGTTCAAATCATTGACCTCGGCTTCCAGCTTCTTAAGTTCGTCTTGTATCTGGCGAACAACGCTCTTCACGGCTGGCGTGTCGTCTAACCAAGTACCGGCTGTGGATGGTGGTGGGTCACCGGGAAGCCGTGGACCCTTGGGTACCTCTTTGGGTACCTCTTTGGGTTTCTTCAACTCGGCTTTATATTTCTGTTCGAGGTTGCGCCTTTTCTCATACAATGGTTTCAGTTGCTCTGTTATTTCAGCAATGACATCTTCTGCCTTTTGGTATGCCTCGATAGCTTCGTCGGCTATCACTGATGCCTCTGCGTGCCGTACCTCAGCCTCAGCCTTCAACCCATCCATCACACGACGCTTCACAGCACTCTGAGGGGTGTCCCCAGCACCCATCGGGATGCCTGTCCCTGCTTCACGGGCTGCTGTGACCGAATCGGGTGGCGTCATCTTTGTGACATCACCAGCAACAGGCAACTCGTCAACAATCGGAGCTGCTGCACGACCGCCTGTAGCCATGAAATCCAGAATCTCGTTGACCTCATCAGCAGACGCTGTGGATACATCACCACCGTATCTCATCATCGGTTCAGACCCCGACTTGAACGACATGCGGGATGTTGCCTCCGGCGACACACCTGTTCCACCGATATAGGAGTCGATGATGAGGGTGGTGTCCTCATCCCACTTCAGTTTCCCGTATCCGTTCGCTTCGAGCCAGTTGGAAGTATGATGAAACTTTTCCGTGTTTGGACTGCCAAACCCGATAATCCTGTTGCCACGCACCTTGCGGTCAGCACGCAACGCAACAACTAACCCTTCAGGTAGGTTGTCGATAACACCAGAGGACACATCCATCGTCTTTCCGAATACTGTGACCTGAGCGTTGTCAAGCTTTCCACCCTTCGTCTTCTTGTGACGTACACGGTGGACAACGCCTCGTGCCTTAGCCTGCTTTGTGGCAGGGTTCGTGGCTTGAATAACGGAGAACGGGTTATCGAGGCTGAAGGTTTCACCCGTATTGTGGAACTCGTCAGGAGTCATGCCATGAACCTTCTGAGCATCATTGAAATCTGGACCGACAAGATGTGATTCAAGGCGTGCCTCTGCCTCTGCCAAGGTACGGAACTTGGTGTCTGGAAGGTCGAAACGTGGGTCTGTCGCAGGGTTACCAAGGCGGGTGCCGTCAGGCATCGTGATGTCCCAATACTGGTTACGCCCTTTGCCTTTCCTCTGAATCTTTGCGTGTTGCCTACGTCCACCAGCAACTCGTGGAAGCTCTACCTTGTACGACCCCGGCAGAACTCGTGTAGCTTTGCGTGAGGTGTCGACACCGCCACGCCAACGCTCTGTGGCTGCGTGTCGTGCAGAGTTGAATGCGTTAACAACCCACTGTGGAGGGTCGAACGCTCCAGGGATATACCCTTCGTGGGTTCCGCTGAACCACCGTGGCGACATGTCAGCTGCGACGGCTGGTTGTGCACCGATAGCGATTTGTTCGTTTGCCATCAGCCTTGCTGTCTCTGGCGACACAACAGCTGGTTGCGGCAATGCGGCTGCTGGTGGTGTACTGACACCGAGCACACGTCCAGCAGCTTCCGCTTCGGATGCGTATTCGAGTTCGTCTACTCGTGTGGTCACTTCCCTTGCGAGACCCTGAGCCTCACCCCAAATCTTGCGACTGTTGCGACCAGCTTTCATCCATGCCATACCGAGGTAGTCCACAGGGTCAGCGAAGATTTGTGCTGTGAAGTCGAGGGTGCCTGAAATACGGGAGAACTCTTCGGTTCCCGGTTCGTACACGTTGGAGGCAACGATGCGTCCCGGTGACCACGGTGTGAACCATGACTTGTCTTGACCGGCAGCACCACCAGCGTAAGGGTTGACTTCGAACATGACAGATTCTGTTGCAGCCAGATTCTGTTGCACGATGGGACGCCCAAGCTCTGCCTGAGCCTCCCCACCTTCCTGCACAGCCTGTTTCCATATGTCGGGGGCACCTTCGAGGCGTGTCCGGTACCGTTCGTTTGTTGGCAACTCTGCTGTGTCCTGTTCAAGTTGCATCATCTGTTGGTTCACAGACATGGATACTTCGTCGGTGATATCTGAGTTCGGAAACCATCCCGACCCGATGTTGACACGTTCGCCTGATACCAGCCCACCCAACGCTTCGAAGAAGAACGGGTCTTGTTCTGCCCATGCCTCACCGAAGTCCATACCTGGAGTCGTCTGTGCCAACTGTCGTGCCCTGATAGGTGCACCACCGGCAACCATCTGATATGCAGCGTCCCATGCTGAGAAACCCCAACGTACTGTTCCTTGTATCGGGTTTGTCACCCATTCGTCAAACACGCCTGTAGCGTCGTCCCACCAGCCACCACCTTGATGTTCGATGGGTCCAAGGTTGCTACGAAACGCCAGTTCGTCGTTCACTGCCATCGCAGCACGAGGGTCACCAGCAGGGATACCTCCTTGTGCCAATGCCAAACCCAATTCTGTTGAACCTGTGACGTGAGCAGCGGAGTAGTCAACGAGGCTGTTACGCAGCGCAGGGTCGCTTGCTATCTGTTCAAAGATGAGTTGGTCACGCTTCGCTTTGGCGTTCGACATTGACAAGAACCACTGCTGTGCAGGGTCAAGGAAGTAGCTTTCGCTCATTGACGTGTTTCACCTTTCGTTGCTGACCAGTCAACTAGCCGTGCTATTGCAGGATGTGGGAACTGTGAGTAGAGGACACGGAGGAACGCCTGTGGGTTCTGCGCCACAGGGTTCATCGGTTGTTCTGCACCCATCATGTTCGATTCGTTAGGTCGTTGCGTGGGTCCGAAAGCTCCACCACCGGCTGCGGGAGGGGGCGCAAGGTTTCCCCCTCCGGTGCCGGTGGGAACAGATGGAGGTCCGCCAGCCATCGGTGCCCCTGCTTGCTGCTCCTCGGCTGCTTTGCGCTCACCGTAAGCTCCTCCAGAGGCAACTCTGATGGGCTGAGTTTTACTCCCAGCTCCCCCGTCTGTCCGAGCTGACAGCGCACCTGGACCGGATACAGCAGCAGGTCTCGCTGGTTGGCGTTGTCCGCCATGCTGGTTCGTTGTCATGTGCCACCTCAGTCACAGTGCGTGTTGATGAGTTCCCAGAGTTCTGCCTTCGTGAGATGCGACATCGCATCGTCGTCGTGTCCCCACTAGTCTTCGAGGAACGATACAAGGTCAGCCTTGACAGCGTTGCTCGCAGGCAGGCGGTCACATGGCGACTCGTCAGCTACAGGGGGTGCAGGGTCAGGCGTCTTCGGAACCCAAATCTTCCATTCCACGAACTCACGGTGGTCGGCACCGTTGCCGAGGACCATGATGCCCTTGACGTTCTGAAGGTTCGTCATCAGTGGAGGGAACGAGCTTGGAATCGGGTCGTCCACACCAAGGTGCGGGTCGCTCATGAAGTCGTACACATGCGAATGGATGGCTGACCATGAACCGTCGGAACCGTTGGTGGTGTCACCCGACCAGTACATGAACGCAGGGTTCGCCACAGCCGATGCCAGAGGGTCGTACACACCAGCCAACGTCTCCAGAAGGTGGATGGGTGTGGTGAACAGCCATACCAGACCCGTGTTCGCATCCAACTGGATGGCATCGGGTGTGTCATTCGCCAATCCGTCCACGAGCATGTCGGACTCGGCACCTGAGATGTCTGGTCCCTTGACGTGAGCGACAAGGTTCGAGATGGGTCCGTCGTCCGCAACGGTCGCAAGACGCATCTCGGCAGACGTATACACGTGGTCGTCCACTGTCGTGTGGTGCGGTGCATGAAACCCGTGGATGGTGAGGTCTTCGCCACACGAGTCACACCAGATGTCGTGGTTGGCGTTCAGTTTCGTGTCGTATCCGCACGCCCCACAGAACGGCATCGTCCCCGTAACGGGAGGTGGTGTCGGTTCTGCCATGTCAGTTTCCGCCTTGGTTGTCGTTGGGACCGGACACCATCGTCGGCGTGTAGCCGTGCGCTGCTGCTTCCTTCTCAACGTCGGTTGCGTGGGACTCGTCCTCATGTCCGCCCTGTGCGGTTTGCTGTGTCCACTTGATTTCTGTTACTGGTTTCTTGTCTGCCATGCTGTTCTCCTTGTGTAGTTAGTTGTGACTAACCGTTACTGCATCTGTCCTACGCTCATCGCACCGCCACCTTCAGATTCCATCTGTGCCATGATAGTCTGTATCGCTGGTGGCGGTCCCCCTTCCAACCCTCCGCCTTGCGGTCCACCCATACCTTGCGCTTGTGCCATCATCGCTTCTTCTTCGGGTGACATCTGCGGTTCCTGTGGTGTGAACAGTTTCTTCAGTGTGGTCACTGCACCGGATGGGTTGTCCAGTATCTCTACAAGTGCCATGTCAGCGGATGGGTCTCCTTGCTGTGCTCGTGCACCAAGGCTTTGTAATAGCATCTCTTTCGCCATGTCTTGGTCAATCCGTTCGTTGATGAGCGAAACATTATCGAACCCATCAAGGTTCTCCTGCATCGTGCGCCTATCCATAATTCTCGCTTGCACCAGTTGGAGTCCTGCCACAATCTTCGAGTTCTCATCGAAGGTTGCCATAGCCCCATAGATTCGTTTCGTGCGATAATCTTGGTCGATGTCTTTCGACGCTTGATATTTCTCCTCGAACGAGTTCCCGCCTTCATACCAGTACACCTTCTTCCTTTCGGATGGATGCATCTTGTCTTCCCATTCGAGCCTCTTGCGGTCGATGAGTTCGATGCTGCGTGCGATAGATGTCTGGTATTCCTTGACGTTCATGTCGGCAGACGCTCCGAGTTCACGGATGCCTTGACCTGTAGCGAAACTGTTCGGGGACTGCCCATCCTGTGCAACGTCGTAGCCTGACACGACCCTGAACTGACGCTCCAGCGTGTTGATTGCCTGCCATGTCTGCTGCAACTGGTCAGAGGTCGGCTTCTCGATGCGGGCACCTGGCTCGAACGTGTTGACAGCGAACCGTCCACGTTCGTAGGTGTTCCCAACAAGTTCTCCGATGATGTTCGTTTCACGGAAGTTGGAGTCCTCTGCCCCTATGAGTCCAAGGATGTTGAGTTTCGCCATCATCGACATCAACCCGAAGACGTGGTGGAACTGCCCTTGTAACTGGTCGAAGCTGTATCTCTTCGTCATGACGAACAGTGGTCCGCTTGACAGCGGGTTCGGGATGTATCCGAGTTGCATGTTGTATTCGGGGCACACAACATAGGTGCCGTCGTTGCACATGTACTCGATGACGGTGAGCGGTGCGTGGGCGTTGCCTTCCCAACCGGATGATTGTCCGATGATGGGAATGCCCGCTGTTCGCACTTTCGCTTTGTCTTTGTGCTTCATCACCTCTTCAAGTTCGGGGTAGGAGTGACGCAGCTCTTTGCGTGAAATGTGACGGTAGATAGCTACTTCGGATGGTTGCTGGTCGACGCCCCACATGCCTGGGTACACGTCGTATGGGTCACGCAGTTCAGCTACGGGATAGTTGGTGCCACCGAACTCTCGTTCTCTGATGACGTGGATGGTGAAACCGTAGCCTGCGAGCCATCTGGCTATCTGCGGATACTGCATGTCCATGTTGGCGGTTTCGTCCCAACCGGTGACGATGCGTGCACGTTTCTCAGCTCTTTCCCGTGCCTTCTGGTTGTCTTTGGTGGGGAGCATATCTGTTTTCAGTGTGGGTGGGCGTCCCACTTTCTGTGCCAAGCGTTCCAAACCGGAGTGCATGATGTTCGCTGTTGGGAGGTCTGTGCCGAGGTTGGTGTCTGCACCTTTCCCTGAGCCTGGTCCTTGGAACGGGACACCACCGTTGAGTACAGCGTGAACACCTAATGCCCCGCCGTTCATGACGGCACGGATGCGGGCACGGTCTTGTGCCTGGTTCATGCCTTTAAGGATTTCTGCCCGTTCGAGGATGTCTGCGACTGTTTTCATGAGGACACTTCGCTTGTGGCGAAGGTTGCCTCTGACAGTTTCAGTTTGTTGGTGACAATCAGCCTCATGCACACCTCTGGGTTACAGTACCCTTCGACTTCGCCGCATGTCACACAGAACTCGTTGACAAGCGCATGTGCTGGTGTCCACAGTTCCCCGAACAGCCATTGTCGTTCTTCGTTGGTGAGTTCATTCATCTGCCATCTCCGATACGGATTGCGCCTTCCTTGACACCATAGTCGATACGGATGTTGGGGTTGTGTGCCAAGACTCCTTCACGTTTCCACCAGTTGAACACTGCACGGAGTTCTGTCCGTGTTTCGGTGTCTCCAACGTACACAACATGGTCAGGTCTCTGGTTGAGGTGTTCCACGAGACGTATCATTTCGTCTTGGATGATGTTGCGTTGCTGTTCTTGGGTCATCAGCTCATCATCAAAATGTGAGCCACCTTCAACCTTCTGTTCGGTCGGCATCTGTGTCGGTGTCCAAAGTGTGTCCATTGTCACCCTCCTGGGTATACGGTCGGGTTCCACGGTGCTGCACCGAAGTTGCTGATTCCAGGGTAGCTCGACTCGCCACTGAGACGCAACGACACTGTACGGTCTTCGTTGCCCCATTTGATGATGGTCGGGAACGGGAACCATGATGCCATCTTGATATCGGTTTTGGCGTGTTTCCCTGTTTTCACACCGTCGACGGTCCACAGCTCCAGTTGTGTGAGCAACATGTTCGTTTTCTTGCGTGCGTCTGAGGTGCCGTACGGAAGGTTGACATGTCCGCTGTGATACCACGGTGCCATCGAACTGATTCCTAGTTCGGCGTCTTGTTTGTTCCTGCCAGTGGTGTGGACCCGTATGGTGAGTCCTAGTCTGCGTGCCAGTTCTTTGGTGCGTGGGTCGTTGAAAAACTCTATCTGTTGGCTGTTGTCCTCATAGAACCAGTCGTTCAGCCCGTACCTGTTGTGCCAGTCTTCCATGAGGAAGTGTGCCCCTGCGAAACCTCCCGATTTCTGTGCTTCCAAATCGACCATCGAAAGGTTGTCGTTGCTGTAATGCCAACAGAACCCTGCTTGTGTGCCTCGTGCAGCAGGGTCTAAGCCTGCTACGAGCCGTCCTTGTGGTAGCCCTTCGATGCCGATGCCTCGTGAACGGTCTAACGCTCGTTCCCGTATGAGCGGGATTTCGAACACTATCCCCGATTCTGGGACCGGTTTGTTGAGGTACCGCATTTCGTATGCGCCTGGTATGCCGAGTGCGTCCATCTCCAACTTTTTCTCCATGAGCCATCGGTATGAGCGAACCGCAGGGAACAGGACACATCCGTTCTCGTCGTGTCCTTCAACTTCGTCAGGGTCAAGGTCGCATTCTTGGTGTGCAGTGTCAACGTGTACCCGCCATCCGAGTATCGGGTCCATTCCCATGATGTGTTGAGGGATGTCGTCAGGGTGTTGCCTGGAGCAGATAACCACTTCCGCAGTTTTCTCCTCTTTCCTTGTACCGATTTCTGCAAGCTTGTTTCGTGAGTAGGCACGTTGTCTCGCTTCTCGTGTTGTGTCAAAGTCTTCCATGTCGTCTACAACAAGTAGGTCCACGTCTCTGGACAAGATTTTCGATGTCCTACCAAGGGCAAGCATGGATGAACTTTTCTGTCCCACGATGTCTTGCTGTTGGACTTTGATTTCTTTGGCGGTCCACCGGTTCGCAGATTTCAACTGTGGTTTGTATTTGTCGCCTGGTGGCAACGTCGCTTTCACCAGTTTCTCGTTGTTCTCCAGATGGTCTTTCACGGCACCTAACATGAGGCTGGCTACGTCGGCGTTGGCTGCTACCCACATAATCCTGATGTTGGGGAACATGACAATCATCCAACAGGCGAACCGTATCAGCATCTCCGATTTTCCGTGGCGTGGCGGACTCAGAATCATCTGTTTCCCACCGATGGCATATGCGACGATGATGAGCCGTATCCATGTGAGGTGGAAGTCTTCTACTATCGGTCGTTTCCCTTCGAGCGTGAAGAAGAATCTGCTGAACGTTGCGTAGGCTTTTACGAGGTCGTCTACAAGGTTTTGGAACTCTGGTGTGTCCTCTTGGGACGGTCCCATCTCTTTCAGTGCTAACAGTTTCCCTTTGGGAAGCATCGCTGCGATGTGTGGATACGGTCGCCAGTCTTGTTTCAGTTCGTTGAACTTCAGTGTGGTAACAACAGCTTGTCTTGCCCTTAGCACGGCAGACATCGAGAATCCCAACACGTTCGCTACATAGGCAGCATCGACTTTGTTGGCGAGGAACAGGTTCCGTATCTCTGTGTTGTCGTCGTCCATCAAAGCGTTGTACGCATCTCCTTGCCTAGCAGTAGGAGCCAGCTTCACATCAGTCAACCGCAACTCGGCTTCACGGTCAGCTTTCTTCCTTGCAGCAGCAGCCCTCGACGCTGCCAACGCTGAATGTTTCTTGGCACAATATTTGGCACCATTACGCAACCTGTCGAGAGGAACCCTTTTCCTGCAACCATTCAACGCACATTGAGGCGAGTTCGAGTATTCACGGTTCAACCCTTGTTCTACACCTTGCTTCGACTTCGCATATTTCTGCTTCTCAGCTCTAACACGGTCGTTCCTCTTCTTCTGCGCCTTGCGAAACGCTACACTTCGCCTTTCCTTCCGACACGACTCACAAACAATCGCATTCCGACCTCGACCTGCCAAAGACCCGCCACAATCGACACAATCACCCTGATTATCCATAGGTTTCTTCTCAGACATCTACTGTGACCTTCAACCAGACAGCATGAACAGAGCATTGGCACACAGTCCACATCAACGTGGTCCGCACATCCAACACTGCACGCCTCGTCAGAATATAATCAGAGCACTGTTCACACATGGGATACCTCATCGCCAAACAGTGTACCACGGAAAAGAGGGCTTCCGAAGAAACCCTCCAATCCCGACTTGCAAAGGCAGCAAGTCCTCTGCTAGTCTGTACTTGTTGCTACATACATCGACACTATAGCACGCAGTGAGGCTGTGTCGAGATCAAACCTTCCACCTCCAGCCCCTTGCAAGGGTCAAGAAGCCGTAAGACGGTTGTTCGACCTCATTCCAGAACGTGAAACAAGACTGGTAACTCAGTACCTGGACAGTCACACCCCAAACCTCACGCAAAACTCCCGCCACTGCCCCTAGGGGGGAAAACCATACCCAAAACGTGAAACCCCAACCCCAACAAACCCCAACAAACCCCAACCAATGACAGAAACACCCAAG